CGCTTATACCCCTTTTCTCACTAACTCAGCCGCTTTTAAAAAGACCTCATCTTCGACACCATCCCCCTTCTGCCTGCCGAGCCTTACCAGTTCATCGACAATACTTTCACGGTTGATGATCTTCTGGGATGAAACCAGCCCGATAACGGCGGCACCAATCGCCAGCCCAACTAATCCTGTCTGCTCGTCTTTATTTTTCATAGAAGCGCTCCCTTGTCCCCCTCAAAAGCGTAGCAGGAGAACTGTAAAACGCGCTGGTACGCGGGAATGAGATCCGTGCTTTATCTCACCCGTTCATCCGGCAAAAAAGGGATGGATTCTGAGCGGTTATCAGACGACGTTGATGAGGATAACGTGAATAGCGGTGCGCGTAGAGAGGCCGTAATGGGTGTTAAAACCGCCTTCGTAAAGGCGGTTGGTCATTACTCTGGATCTTTATCGCCTGATTCAGGCGCTGAGCCAGGATCATCTTTCGGTTTTCTTCCATCCTTTTCCGGGTTATCCGGGCTAGGATTATAATCAGGATGGTCACCATGAACGGGACGGTCAGTCATTTTCACCTCCGTTTTTACTGCGTAAGCTGTAAGTGTAGACAACCCTTCAGTCTTAACCAAACTTCTCCTGTGGGGCTCATTTGTAAATCGTGCTGGCATTCGGCGCTGCAATCCGTACCATACACGACACACTTTCGCATGCTGGTTTTTACCGGTAGCCGCAAACCCGTCTTTTATCGCTAACCAGATGGGGCACATAAATGCGCAGATGGTGTATGAAATCTATGCTACATGGATAGAAGAGATGAACACGAAGCTGACGCTTTGAAATCGTTTTCCTCACCCTGTGCCCCATTTGAGATCTGAGTAACGAATAGATGCAACAAAATCAAGAGATTAACAAGAAAGAACAGTACAACCTGAACAAGCTACGCTGATTTTGCCAACCCATTGATATCATTTATTTTATCATTTAATTCAATTAGTTATTGCATAATAACTTCTCCCTGAAGCTACCCAGAACTACATTTTTTGTGCCCTTGTTTTGCCCCTATTTCGCATTTTTGCCCCTAAATTTGCCCCTAACTTTACTCAGTACGTACCTCTTTTTCTCCCTGCCCTATACTTTCAGTCTGACTGATTGGAGGTTTCTATGTGTGGACGTTTTGCACAAGCACAAACCCGTGAAGAATATCTGACTTACCTGGCCGACAAAGCCGATCGTGACATTGCCTATGACCCGGAACCTATTGGCCAGTACAACGTGGCGCCAGGTACCAAAGTCCTGCTGCTGAGCGAACGCGACGAGAAACTGCACCTTGATCCAGTTTTCTGGGGTTACGCGCCCGGGTGGTGGGGTAAGCCGCCACTGATTAACGCACGCGTCGAGACGGTGGCCACCAGCAGGATGTTTAAACCTCTCTGGCAGCATGGCCGGGCAATTTGCTTCGCTGATGGTTGGTTCGAATGGAAGAAAGAAGGTGATAAGAAACAGCCTTATTTTATCCATCGGGCAGACGGCCAGCCGATTTTTATGGCGGCGATCGGCAGCACACCGTTTGAGCGAGGCGATGAAGCAGAAGGTTTTTTGATAGTAACGTCTGCCGCTGACAAAGGCCTAGTGGATATACACGATCGGCGGCCGCTGGTACTGTCACCTAGAGCGGCGCGCGAGTGGATGCGTCAGGATGTCGGAGGGAAAGAAGCTGAGGAGATAGCAGCCGATGGTGCTGTGTCAGCCGACAAGTTTATCTGGCACGCAGTGACGCGCGCCGTTGGAAATGTGAAGAATCAGGGGCCGGAGCTAATCGAGGTATCACAATAGTAAGGTCAAAAGAGACGTGTCACGTCCGAAATGAGCGAGGAGCGGAAGTTAGCAATTGAACTCGCAGCCAAATAGTCGCATTGGCGTGTAAATCAACGGGTAACAGGTCAAGATATCTGAAGTGGTCTTTTTTTGCCTATTTGCCGATGATACGTTCTTTGTTTCACGGTGACGTGTTAATATCCATATCTCCTGCAATGTGGGAAATTTGAGTATGGTTTTCCCTCATGAGCGAGTAACGGATGTTAGTTATTTTCCTCACATATACTTAAGCTATTTTGTGTGCTAATAAATGTGAAAAAGTCATTAAATTTTCGGTATCACTAAAAATATTTATTCTGTAGGTGCGTGTCATTTCTGGTCCGCTCCGTGCCCTAAGCGGATGTCAGGGTAGCTATAAACTTGGAGCGGACTTTAATACGATGGTCTTACAGTTTTTTTGTTTTAACCAACGCCTTTAAAATTTATTTTGCCACCGTATGGCCATACGGGAATAAAATTTTTGATTGACCATCAGCTGCAAAATCAAAATTGATTGTAAGTTTAGCATTTGGTATGAGCATTTCTTCCGACAAGCGTCTTTCAAATGCTAGCTTTCTTAGTGCCTCATATGGGACAACCCCCTCATCTTCATAGTATCCAAAGTCCTCATCTTGCCGGAGGATGTTTACACCGCCCAGATAAACACCTATCACCTTGTATTCATCTTTATCATTAATTATAGTTTCCACATCTACTGAAACATTTCTATTTTTACCTGGGATTATATGAAACTTATTAGGGTAGATCGCTAAGATGTCTGATATGAATTTGAATGATTCATCAAATTCTGAATATCTTTGAAGTTCAAATACGCTATTGAACTTAGAAGTTTTGAAGTTATCTCTTAACTCACCATTTGAGTTAAAGAAAATCTCAAATAACATCCCATCTAATATGGCAGATCTCAATTCCTCTATGATGTCGTGAGTTTTATCACGGAACGAAGATATAAATTCGCTCGCACCATGAGCTCCTCCACAAGCTGCCTGATAAATATTCCTACCTAAAACAAAAACCGAGTCAATATCTGATTGATTAATATCTTCAGTCTTAATACTTCTTGCGGCAGGAGTTTGAATGTACCAGTCATGAGATTTTAATTTGGTTATTACCCCGTGGAGCCTGATGCCTGCTTTAACATTAAATAAGTTATCAGCAATAGATTCCTTTCCATATTTTCCTATTGAGCTAACCAAACTTATGTTAAAGAAAAAATCGCCTGATAAAGAGGTATGTTCCCAAGATGTCTGTTTACTTTTTGTAAGAACAGCTAAAGAGTTTCTTACCCTCTTAAACATTTCTTCAATTGGAATATCTGGCGATTTTATATGTTTAAGTAAAGCTTCAGTATAACAACCATTTCTCCCTACTCCGTCGCCGGCGACCTCACCTGGGGAAGTCGCAAAGGCTACAATAGTTCCTTTCGGTGCAAACAATGGAGCTAAACCTCTTTGAGCTGGGGTCCTATGCCACGCTCGCTCGTAAGGATTATTCCGGCAAGCATCCAATATAATAATATTGGTTTTATTGCCACTTTTTTCCATTATCTCAATAACTTTATTTAATGGGTAGGATGAGTATTTTGCATCAATCTCGGTACCAAAATCAGTATCTACAGCAGTAATGTAGTTTTCGCCATTTATCTGCATCCCGTGACCAGCGAAATAAAAAAGGCCTATATCATTGCTGTTCAAGTTATCCCTGAATGATTTGACCGCCTCATCTATTTCTCTTTGGGTTGCATTGGATAAATGGATTACGGAGAATCCAAACTCACTAAGCGCCGTATACATATCTTCTGCATCGTTAGTGCTATTTTTTAATTCCTGCCCCGGATAACTTGCATTTCCGATAACCAACGCAGTCATTTTTCGATTCATTAGTTTAACATACCTTAAAAGTAAACAGCGTTTCTTCACAAGAATGACGTCTTAGGCCATCGTCATCAACCTATGCAATGTATCTTGATATGCTAAAAAACTGTAAAGATACATTTATACATGAATTACAACAGAAATGATGGATATATGCTATTAACAAATGTGTTTTTTGGGCGGCGTCTATTGATTGACACTTCGAGATGTGAGTTATGTCCGCTCCTGGCACAAAGCGGACAAAGACATCAGGAATACTTATCGGACTCTTAGCAGATCTGAATATCTCGTCGTATATCGAGGCGACAGCATTTCTCGCTTCATTTGCCACTGTTGCTGAATGCCCTGCCCAGCAAAGTAGAGAGTTCCTTTCCCGTCTTTAGCGTTCAGGTGATCGAGCACTTCCATCAACCTTTCGCTACCAGCCCGCGGCGCGTTCTCATCAAACAGGTTGAGCTGGGCCACACCTTGGCTGAAGAAGTCCCCGAGCATAATGCCGGCTTTCTGGTACCGGTGTCCATCCTTCCAGATTTTGTCCAGGCACTTTACCGCGGCGTTGATTATGTCGCGGGAATCCTGTGTAGGGGTGAGAAGCTTCATGGACGCGCTGTTACCGTAATATGGCTCGTTAAGCGCAAAGGGAGAGGTTTTCACGAACGCAGAAATAAAGCGGCAGTACTGATGCTCTCCCCGCAACTTTTCTGCGCCTCGGACCGCATAACTGCAAATGGCCTGCCTCATTTGTTCGTAATCAGTGACGCGTTCACCGAATGACCTGCTACAGACGATCTCCTGCTTTGCCGGCGCAAATTCCTCCAGCTCGAGACAGGGCTCGCCGCGCAGTTCCCGGACGGTTCGCTCCAGCATGACATTGAAGTGTTTGCGGATAATCCACGTGCTTTGTTCAGAAAGGTCCAGAGCTGTTTTGATGCCCATGGCATTCAGCTTCTTACTGATGCGCCTGCCTACGCCCCATACATCTTCTACTGGCACGATGGCGAGCAATCGGCGCTGGCGGTCGATATTGGATAAATCAACTACCCCTCCCGTTTGCCGCTGCCATTTCTTCGCGGCGTGGTTGGCCAGCTTGGCCAGTGTCTTTGTCTGGGCAATTCCAACCCCGACAGTCAGGTGCGTCCGCTTCAGAACGGTAGCGCGGATTTCTTTGCCGAACTCAGTAAGATCCCGGCAATTGCGAACACCTGTTAGGTCACAAAATGCTTCATCGATACTGTAAATTTCTACGCGAGGGCTCATTTCCTCCAATGTTGTCATCACCCGATTAGACATGTCAGCATAGAGTTCGTAGTTACTGCTGAAGCAAACAACACCGGCGCGCCGGAATAGGTCCTTTTGCTTGAAGAAAGGCTCCCCCATGGTAATTCCAGCAGCTTTGGCCTCGGCGCTGCGCGCTATGACGCAGCCGTCATTATTCGAAAGAACAACCACCGGCCGCCCTCTCAAATCGGGCCTGAACACTGTCTCGCATGATGCGTAGAATGAATTCACATCACAGAGCGCAAACATATCAGCTGGCCGATTTAACAATGAAAGTAACTACGCCGAAAACGTCCAGCGTATCTTCGCTGCCTACCAAAATCGGACTGTAAGCACCGTTCATCGGATTGAGCTGAACAGTTGGACGCAGTTGAAGGCGTTTAACAGTAAATTCCCCATCCACAGCCGCAATGACAATGTCTCCGTGTTCAGCAGTCCGTGAGCTATCAACCACCAGCAGATCACCGTCGCTGATCCCCGCTTCTATCATCGAATCCCCTGCGGCTTTAACGAAATACGTTGAGCTGGGATGGGAAACAAGCAACTCATTAAGATCAATACGCTGCTCTACATAATCAGCTGCGGGGCTGGGAAAACCACATTGCACCAAATCGCTGTATAGCGGGATTGCGATAATTTCTCGCAGTTCAGTAGGCCTGATAAACTCCATTACGCATACCTCAAATACTGTTTTTATATACAGTAGTTTCGTTTCTGTCAGCGCGCAATACACCTTAGTCGTAGCGACTGTTTAAAGCTTCACCGCTTCGTTTCTAAGTTTCTAACAGGCTTCGAATTATTATTTTTGTAAATTTTCCGACTTGAATCCCAGATGCACAAATTTAAGCCGGTTTGGATGCAGGGAATTTTTTATACAGCGTGCACACCGCTACGTCGTAAATAATCGCCACCTGCTTTCTGTCCACTCCGTTTGCGATCAGCCTGCCAGCCTGCGCCCATTGCTCTGGAGTTAACTTCGGGCGCCTGCCACCTATCCGCCCCTTTTCCCGGGCGGCCGCCAGTCCTGCCCTAGTGCGTTCCACGATTAGCTCCCTCTCCATCTCGGCCAGGGCTGACATGATGTGGAATATGAAACGCCCCATTGGGCTGGAAGTGTCTATGCTGTCCGTAAGGCTTTTGAAGTGGATGCCGCGCTGCCGAAGTTCGTCCACCAAAAGTACCAAATTCCGCATGCTTCGCCCGAGACGATCCAGCTTCCACACCACCAGCGTATCGCCTTCATTCAGCGTTCGCAGAAGCTTTTTAAGGGCTGGCCGGTTCGCTACCGTCCCGCTCATTTTTTCCTCAAAAATCTGTTCACATCCTGCGCGTTCGAGAGCTTGTCGCTGGAGATCCGTATTTTGGTCATTTGTTGACACCCTTACGTAGCCAATTTGCATATATTTCACCCAACATTTTTTACAAAAAAATCAGGTGAAGTTATCGGCATGGCTGCCACAGGGCAATCTATAAAACGTCGGTTTGGGAAACAGCGCTACACGAGACGTTGATAGCCAGTTTGCGCCGGTGTCATCGTACATAAACGGAGCTGCTGTTATGGCTCAGGTTCATCGCGATTACAGGAACCTTGCCTCTTATGATGGTATTTCACAATATCCGCTCGGCATGTCTTTTGGCATACAGCTTGGAGGTAATGGATGGGGTGGAGGCAGCGGAGTTGATACTTACACGGGCATGTTAACACTCCGTGGCTGGCATGATTCGTCGGGTGGTGGCTATGTGTCGTGGCAGTTAGCGTCCACCTCTCAGGGCCTCAAGTATCGTCAGGGTAATGGAACAATTCAGGGCAATGCTAACGTAGGGTTCTCCACGACGCACACCATTTATTCGACGCAGAACACCACGAAAGCCAGTGACGGAACGCTTAAGGCTGCATCCCCAGTAGTTAAGCTTTTTGCAGACGGTTCGTTTGAAACTAATGACGAATCAGAAGGCTGTTCTGTAACTCGTATGAAAGTCGGAGAGTATCTGATCGAGGGCTGCATGGGTATGAACTCTGATGCGGCGTGGGGTGGGATTGATGGCGGTTTTGATATTCCTAAAGATCGCAACAAGCAGCCGCTTATCTGGCTTGACTATGAGGTAAATGCCGACGGGTCAGTGCTCGTGAAAACATTCCACCGGGAATACTCGACGGCACCGATATTTGCGAGGAACTCGCGGGAAGGTCTCGCAGATGGCGAAGCGGCCGACATTCCGGCCGATCAGTTTGTCAGTGTCCGTGTAGAGATGCCGCAAAACAGTATCTGGAATCAACGTGCGGCTATGGCTCAAGTTCCTGACTCATCCCCTGATTAAAGGCAGGTTCATCAGGCATATCCAGGCGTACATCGATCCAGCTGTTCACCGGCACGTCCATCAGTTCCCCTTTCGTTTTGACGATCTCCCCGTCATCACCCAGCAGGTATTTTCGTTTAAACAGGCGGATAGTCAGTCCGCCGTTTTCGATTTGCTCTGCCTCAACTACACCCAGTTCCCCCATGCCGCCAGGGTCCATTGGCGGCAGTAACTGCCATCCATCAGACGCCAGGCCTGCCGAACCAGTGAGTTCGTAAACCCCCGTGTCAAGGCGAGAAATGGATACTCCCTCTGCCTCGGCGTTAGCCGTGCCGCATCCGCACCATGTGAATCCATCATTTTCAATATCCGTGCGCCGGTTCTCTCCCTGAGACTTAACGATTATGGCAATGGGAGAAGCCTGCTTAATGGTTCCGTCAGAGGTTACTGTCGTATTTGAGGTTGTCCAGAATGTGAAATAACCGTCCTTAAAAGTGGGCAGGTAGGTCACGCAAGTGTTATTTCCGCCTTCCCATTGCCTTGCAGCAATGAAGGTTTTGTTACCCTCACTACCGAATGTAACTACCCGGCCATAAGTGCCGTTTGGCTGGGATGTTGCCCATAAAGTAATTTGTGGATAGGCTGCGGTAATTTTCAAAGGGCCAGTGAAGTTTTTCTCTCCTGAAATGGACTGGTTTCCTTCGGTATTTACTGTTTTGTCTAAACCGACGTT